AACCAATTAATATTACCACTGAGCAAGAATTGCTTGATGTTTTTGGAAAACCAAATAGTCTTGACGGACAATATGAATATTGGATGAGTGCTTCTTCATTCCTCTCCTATGGTGGAGTGATGAAAGTTGTAAGGACCGATGGCGATGACCTTGTAAATGCTAATGCTAAGAGAGTTCTCATTGGAGAAATTATTTCTGCTGATGGTATAGGAATTGGAACAACTTCATCAGATTTTGTTTCCAGTACTTATACTATTTCTAGTGGAGATGGCACTGTAACTTATGGTGGTTCTGGAGAGAATGCAACTTTCCAAGTTGTAGTTTCTGGTATCACAACTTCAGATGTTGCGGTTACAGTCACTAAGGGTGGTACAGGATTTACTGATGATGAAGTCATCATCATCGATGGAACTGCATTTGGAGGTTCTGGGACATACGACCTAACTTTCAGCACAAACGGTGTTTATAGTGATAACCAAGAAGGTTCTTCTGTTGTAGGCAATGCCGCACTTAAGATTAAGAACTTCGATGACTATAATGCAAATCAGTCTGATGACAGTAAAAATTACGTCTTTGCAGCAAAAAATCCTGGTTCTTGGTCAAATAGTTTAAAAGTTTGTTTTATTGATGATAAAGCAGATCAGACAATTAAACTGGGTGCAAGTGTCCTCCAGGCAGTTGGCGCTGGCGGAACTGCAGTTGGTCTTGGTGTTAGTGTTTCAGTAGTAGATGCAATTCTTCCTGGAGTAGGAACAACTTCATCCTTTACTGGTTTCCTTAAAGGAATTGTAACAGGTCAAAGTGAAGATTCTATCGACGTTAAGATTGTTGAGAGAGTAGATACTACTACCGACACTGTTACTAAAATTTCTTATGATGAAAAGAACAGAGCAACTTCCATCAGAGATGGAGATACTGTTCAACTCATGAGTTCTGTTGGTGTTGCCTTAACATCAGTTACAACAGTATCTGATGATGTGTCTGATTGGTATGACAATCAGTCATTGGCACTTGATAATACTACAATTTTCTGGAAATCAATTGCACCAAAACCAACTGATACTCAGTTTGCAAACGATAGAAACTCAAGACATGATGCGATTCATATTGTTATAGTTGATGACACCGGAGATATTTCTGGAGTTCAAGGTAACATTCTAGAAAAGCATTTATTCCTTTCTAAAGGGATCGATACAATTTCTTCAGTAAATCCATCACTTAGAGTTTGGTGGAAAGAGTATCTTGCACAATACTCTGCTTATGTTTATGCTGGAGACAATCCTTCAGATAATGGAAACTCAGAAAGAGTTTATCAAACATTCTTTGAAACTGATGCAACATCTTCAATCTATGATGATTGGAATGTAAACGACACTGTAGCAGATGGTCTCTGGAACTTAGCAGTTCAAGATGCTACTTTCAGTGTAATGGGTAACGTTACTTATGAACTTAGTGGAGGTACTGATTACCTGACTGGTCAAAATGGTAAGTCAGGAAGTCTTAAAGCAACGCTTGGAGATTTAACAACTTCTTACAATCTATTTGAGAATAAAGAAGAAGTTGAAGTTGATTACTTAATTATGGGACCTGGACTTGAAACCAAGTACTTGTCTCAGGCAAAGGCAAATCAACTAATCTCTCTTGCTGGATCAAGAAAAGATTGCGTTGCAGTAATTTCTCCACATAGATATGACGTTGTTTCTGATCCAGATCCTTCTGCACCATCAGTAGCAAGATATCTGACAACGGAACAAATTACCAATAACATTGTTGAGTTTTTTGCTCCTATTTCTTCCTCATCATACGCTATTTTAGATACTGGTTATAAGTATACCTTTGATAGATTCAATAACAAGTTCCGTTACATTCCATGTAACGCAGATGTTGCTGGTCTTTGTGTAAGAACTTCAATTTTTGCTTATCCTTGGTTCTCACCTGCTGGACAGCAAAGAGGTATTCTGAATAATTCAATTAAACTTGCATATAATCCAAATAAAGCACAAAGAGATAGACTTTATCCCAAGAGAATTAACGCAATCGTTAATAAGCCTGGATTTGGAATCTTACTATTTGGTGATAAAACCGCTCTTGGTTATGCATCAGCGTTTGATAGAATTAATGTTCGTAGATTGTTCCTCTATGTTGAGCAAGCACTTGAAAGAACTGCAGAAACAGTTCTGTTCGAATTGAATGATGAGATTACGAGAGCAAACTTTAGAAACATCGTTGAACCTTTCCTTAGAGATATTCAATCTAAGAGAGGTCTTTATGGTTATCTAATTAAGTGTGATGAATCCAATAACACTCCAGACATTATTGACAACAATGAGTTTAGAGCTGACATCTTCCTGAAGCCAGCTAAATCAATTAATTATGTAACACTCACATTCGTCGCAACACGAACTGGAGTTGCATTTGAAGAAGTCGCAGGAACTGTTTGACGTAAACTAACAAAACCATCAGGGAGAAAATAAAATGTCAATTCCATTCAGAAGTTTATCTTCTTTTAAAAAGTCACTTAATGGGGGCGGCGCTCGCCCCAACCTATTTGAAGTGGTTCTCCCAGGAGAAATTCCTGGAGATCCACAGGGTTTAGTATCTTGGAACAATGATACAGATGCTCAACTTGATTCCAAGTTTTTATGCAAAACCGCTGCTCTTCCAGCGTCTAATGTTGCTTCAATTGAAATTCCTTTCAGAGGAAGACAGTTTAAAGTTGCTGGCGACAGGACATTTGATAACTGGTCTGTCACCATTATGAATGATGAAGATTTTGCAATTAGACGGGCAATGGAAGGTTGGATGCAAGCTATTGCACCATATTCCGATCACAGTGGACTTACCGATCCAATTGATTATATGAGAAATGCCAAAGTTTATCAGCTTGGCAGAGGTGCTGTTTCTAGAGAACAGGGTGCTGGAACTCCAGGTAATGCTGAAATCTTGGCACAATACAGATTTGTTGACATTTATCCAGTCAACGTTTCTGCTATTGATCTTTCTTATGACAGCACAGATACTGTTGAAGAATTTACTGTTGATTTTGCAGTACAATTCTGGTATCCAGTTGAAGCAGAAAATGAAACTGAAGTAAGTGAGGCAGGACTTGAGTCTTGATAAATAGTAGAACAATCAAAGTTCTAAATTATATTAATGTCTAGATTATTTGGGTATTCAGTAGAAGATACAGAAAAAAAACCACCCTCAGTAGTATCCCCCATCCCCGAAAATAACGAGGATGGGGTTGACTATTATTTGACGAGTGGTTTTTTTGGTACTTCTGTAGACATTGAAGGTGTTTATAAAAACGAACAGGACTTAATTCGTAGATATAGAGAGATGGCACTTCATCCAGAAGTGGATAGTGCTATTGAAGACATTGTAAATGAAGCAATTGTTTCGGATACTTACGATAGTCCAGTTCAGGTTGAACTATCTAATTTGAATGCAAGTGATAGTCTTAAAAATAAAATTAGAGAAGAGTTTCATCACACAATGAAACTTTTAGATTTCAATAATCAAGCATATGATATTTTTCGTAGATGGTATGTAGACGGAAAACTATACTACCATATGGTCATCGACGAAAAATCACCAAAGAAAGGTGTGAAAGAGATTCGTTATATTGACCCTCGGAAAATCCGTAAGGTTAGAGAAACTCCGAAGGATAAAAAAACTAATAACGTAAATGACACTTTATATACAAAACCTATAGAGTATTTTATCTATTCCGAAAAAGGCTTCCAAAAAGACGCTAACAATGGATTGAAGATTTCACCTGACTCGGTGTGCTATGTGCATTCTGGAATTCTTGACCATAATGGAAAAGATATTCTGTCACATTTGAGCAAAGCAATCAAGCCTTTGAACCAATTAAGGATGCTTGAGGATGCGACAGTTATCTATAGGATTTCTCGCGCACCAGAACGTCGAATTTTTTATATCGATGTTGGTAATCTTCCCAAGATGAAGGCTGAACAATACTTGCGCGACGTGATGCAGAAGTATAAGAACAAGTTGGTGTATGACGCTAACACAGGTGAGGTTAGGGATGATCGTCGTTATCAAACCATGTTAGAAGACTTCTGGTTGCCTCGTAGAGAAGGTGGTAGAGGTACAGAGATTACAACTTTGCCGGGCGGTTCAAACCTTGGTGAAATTGATGATATCACATACTTCCAGAAAAAATTATATCGCTCATTGAACGTACCAGTATCCAGACTTGCAGAAGAGTCGGGATTCCAAATAGGACGTTCTGATAACATTACTCGTGATGAACTTAAATTTACTAAGTTCGTACAAAGACTTCGTAAGAAGTTTACAGTTCTATTTGCAGATATGTTAAGAACACAGCTTTTACTTAAAGGTGTTATTGCAGTAGAAGAGTGGGATTCATTCAAAGAACATATACAGTTCGACTTCCTACAGGATGGACACTTTGCAGAGTTAAAGAATGCAGAGATACT